ACCCCAAAAAAATTATTTGTAAAAAAATTAGAAATCGGTATACTGCGGTTCCAACGGTTAATTAAACCTGCGGATAAAAATAAATGCCTATATCTCTTGAGCCCGAACTAAGCGTTCCGTTGAACAAGAACACAACACCTTTGACTTTAGAAACGCACATAAAGGCGGCGGCAAGCACTGCGGCTTTATTAGAAGAACATGGGTTAGACGTAACATCAACACGTGAGACTGACGACATTGCTGCAAAACTTGCGTTATCATATGCGAGTGATCCGGTGAAAACAAAAAAATCGGCAAGCAACAAACGTGTAGCGGCTCTACCCCCCGCAGCCCTCATGACAACACATAGTATTTTAAATGAATTTGGTCACTCAATAGTCGAGAGTGCCGTTCAAGTTCGTCATCTAGTTACAAATAAACTCATTGAAGAGACCGAGAATCCTGACCCACGAGTGCGGATACGTGCATTAGAGCTATTAGGTAAAATAAGTGACGTTGGGTTATTCGCAGAGAAGAGTGAAGTGACAATAACTCACCAGACAACGGACGAGTTAAAAGATAAGTTACGCGCCAAGCTCGAAAAGTTAGTCGGTATGGAAGAAATAAACCCCGCCATTGTTCTAGATGGTGAGACGATCGATTTAGATGAAGAGTTAGGTCCAGAAGAAGAGCCGGAAGAAGAGGACAAGTTTGATGACTAATGCGCTTGACTTTACTGAGGACGATATTGAGGTAATGCTGACTAATCTAGACGCGTTTTCTGGTGATGAGATCATAGAAATTGACAAGATGGTGGGAGAACTAGCAGACCGTCGAGAAAATATTGCAGCACATGGGGACTTAATTGAGTTCTGTAAACGTATGATGCCTGAGTTTATAGTGGGAAAACATCACCGGATACTTGCAGATATGCTCATGGCAGTTGAAGCAGGAGATAAAGACCGTGTATGTGTTAACATCCCACCACGACATGGCAAGTCGCAACTCGTGTCTATATTCTACCCAGCGTGGTTTTTAGGGCGCAACCCCAAGAAAAAAGTTATGATGGTGTCACACACCACTGACCTAGCGGTAGATTTCGGACGTAAAGTTCGTAACTTACTCGCTACAGAAGATTATAAGGCCATATTTCCCGCTACCACATTAGCAAAAGACAGTAAGTCCGCTGGTAGGTGGAATACGAGTGTTGGCGGAGAATATTACGCGTGTGGTATTGGATCAGCGCTCGCCGGACGTGGTGCAGATCTATTATTAGTTGACGATCCTCATTCTGAACAAGATGTTATCAACGGAAACTTTAGTGTATTTGAAAAAGCATACGAATGGTTTACTTTTGGTGCTCGTACACGTCTAATGCCGGGTGGATCTGTGGCAATAATCCAGACACGGTGGCATATGGACGATTTGACAGGGCGACTAGTTCGTGATATGGGGCAGAATGAACGTTCTGATCAGTATGAGGTGGTAGAATTTCCCGCTATACTAGAAATAAAAGATGAAGACGACGAAAAATTTATAGAAAAGCCTCTCTGGCCTGAGTTTTTTGATTTAGAAGCGTTACTACGGACAAAAGCGTCCATGCCGGCGTTCCAATGGAACTCTCAGTACCAACAACAGCCGACTGCGGAAGAAGCGTCGATTGTAAAACGAGAATGGTGGGGTTTATGGGACAACGAGAACGCGCCGTCGTGTGAATATGTTATAATGTCCTTAGATGCGGCTGCAGAAACACACAATCGTGCCGACTTCACCGCACTTACAACGTGGGGAGTTTTCTTAAACGAAGAAGTTGAAGCATATAATATTATATTATTAAATAGTATTAAGAAAAGATTAGAGTTTCCTGAGTTAAAAGAGCTCGCACTAGAAGAATATAAAGAATGGTCGCCAGATGCGTTCATTGTGGAGAAGAAAAGCTCTGGAGTAGCACTATATCAAGAAATGAGACGTATGGGACTCCCAGTTTCTGAATATACTCCACATAGAGGGTCAGGTGACAAGTTGGCTAGGCTCAACTCCGTTGCAGATATTGTAGCATCAGGGTTATGTTGGGTTCCTACCACACGATGGGCAGAAGAAGTAGTTGAAGAAATAGCAGGGTTTCCGTTTATGAGTAACGATGACTTAGTAGACTCCACGGTAATGGCGCTTATGAGATTTAGACAGGGAGGATTTATTCGACTTCCTTCTGACGAAGCAGAAGAGCAAAGATACTTTAAACATCGCAGTGGAGGATATTATTAATGGTTGATTTACAAACACAAGTAAATACGTTACTAATTAAAAATATGCATATTTTAGGAATAAAGACATGGCAATAGATAAAGGACTCTACTCTGCACCAAAGGGCATTGACGAAGAGAGCGAAATGGAACCAACTTCTGGGTTAGAGATTGAAATTGTAAATCCAGAAAGCGTTACTCTTGATGATGGTAGTATGGAAATTACAATTATTCCTGATGCAGATATAGATGGTGATTCAGAGTTTGACATGAACCTTGCCGAAGTATTAGACGAAAGCCACTTAAAAGAAATTTCAGATGAACTTGTTGGTAATATAACTACTGATATTGATGGGCGTAAAGATTGGGCCGACACATTTGTCAAAGGATTAGATGTATTAGGGTTTAAATACGAAGAACGTACAGACCCGTGGGAAGGCGCATGTGGCGTATATTCTACGGTATTAGCAGAAGCAGCAATTAGATTTCAAGCTGAAACTATGTCTGAAACATTTCCCGCCGCTGGCCCTGTGAGAGTAAAAGTAATTGGCGAAGAAACTAGAGAAAAACTAGATGCCTCTATACGCGTTAAAGCGGATATGAACTACCAATTGACTGAAAACATGGTCGAATATCGTCCAGAGCATGAACGTATGCTATATAGTCTTGGCCTTGCAGGGTCAGCATTTAAAAAAGTATACTATGATCCTACTCTAGGACGGCAAGTCGCTATTTATATACCTGCTGAAGATGTAATTGTGCCTTACGGTGCAAGTAATATTGAGCAAGCAGAACGTGTAACTCATGTAATGCGTAAAACTAAGAATGAAATGCGTAAGCTACAAGCAGGTGGGTTTTATCGTGATATTGAGCTAGGCGAACCAGAACCATTCCACTCAGATATTGAAGAGCGCAAAGCCGAAGAAGGTGGATTCTCTCTTACTGACGACAACCGCTACACACTCTACGAAGTACATGCCGATATAGTTATTGAAGGTGTTGACGAAGATGAGGAAGAAATAGCTAAACCTTACGTATTAACTATAGAGCGTGGTACGGGAGAGATTCTCTCTATAAGACGTAATTGGGTTGAAGACGATGAGCTAATGCTTAAACGCCAACATTTTGTACATTACGTATATGTGCCGGGATTTGGGTTCTATGGTCTAGGTCTTATCCATATTATTGGTGGATATGCAAAAGCAGGTACATCCCTGATACGTCAGTTAGTAGACGCAGGTACTCTGTCTAATTTGCCCGGAGGTTTAAAATCTCGTGGTCTTCGTATAAAAGGCGATGATACACCTATTGAACCCGGCGAGTGGAAAGACGTGGACGTACCATCGGGTAGTATCCGCGACAACATTATGCCACTACCATACAAAGAGCCTAGCCAAACACTTCTCCAACTTCTGAATCAAATTACGACTGAAGGACGTAGACTAGGCGCTATTGCCGATATGGACATATCTGATATGTCAGCAAATGCTCCTGTTGGCACTACTCTAGCGCTACTAGAACGCACGTTAAAACCTATGGCTGCAGTAATGGCACGGGTTCACTACTCCATGAAACAAGAGTTTAAAATGCTCAAAGAAATCATGGCTGAGTATGCACCTGAAGAGTACAGCTACACGCCTCTAAGAGGCGAAGATAACGCTAAGGCAGCAGATTATATGATGGTGGAGGTAATCCCCGTCAGTGACCCTAACAGCTCTACTATGGCGCAACGTGTTGTACAGTATCAAGCAGTACTACAAATGGCACAACAAGCACCTCAAATTTATGATCTACCACAGCTACATCGTCAGATGATAGACGTGTTGGGTATAAAAAATGCAGATAAACTTGTGCCTATCGAAGACGATGAAAAACCAGTAGATCCGATTAGTGAAAATATGAATGCCCTTAAAGTAAAACCACTAAAAGCGTTTATATATCAAGATCACGATGCACATATTGCGGCTCATGTATCATTCATGCAAGATCCAAATATAACACAAATGATTGGACAAAACCCACAAGCAAATCAAATTATGTCTGCACTTCAAGCGCATATAGCAGAACATCTAGGGTTTAGTTATCGTAAACAGATTGAAGATAAACTTGGAGTTCCACTGCCAGCACCAAACGAAGAGTTACCAGAAGAAATAGAATTAGAACTATCTCGTTTGATCGCAACTGCCTCTTCTCAACTTACACAACAACACAAACAAGAAGCTGCGCAAAAACAAGCGCAACAACAAGCGCAAGACCCGATAATACAAATGAAGCAAGCTGAATTACAAATAAAAGGTCAAGAGGCTCAACGTAAAGCACAAAAAGATCAAACAGATGCGCAGTTAAAACAAGCTGAACTACAACTAAAAGCGCAACAAATACAAGCAGATGCTACTATTAATACGAGTAAGTTAGAGCTAGAAGAAAAAGAAGTGTCAGCGGAATCAATTATTAATACTGGTCAACTTGAATTAAATGAAAAGAAAGTAGACGCTGCGATAGAGATAGATAAAGCAAAAATAATAATAGATACGCAAAAACCACGGAGAAACTAAATGGCTACCACCGTCTTTGACGTGCTGAAAAAGAAATTTACCGAGGATAAAACCTCCGCAGAAGAATTCCTTAATAGTGGGGGAGCAAAAGACTTCTCTCAGTATAAGGAACTAACAGGCTTAATTCGGGGACTCGAAGCCTGTATAAACTATACAACAGACCTCTCGCGAAATTACATGGAAGATGACGATGACTAAAGACTTAAAAATTGAGGTGCCAGACGATATACTAGAAAAGATTACAGACCAACCTAAAGAAGAAGTGGATTGGGAAACTAACCTACCAAAACCAACAGGTTATAGAATATTGATAGCACTACCTGACGTAGAAGACTACTACCAAGGGACTACACTATTAAAAACTGATAGCGTAAAACATCGAGAATATATCACCTCTATTATGGGGTTGGTGCTTGATGTTGGACCTGAAGCATATCAAGACAAAGAACGATACCCCGGAGGTCCGTGGTGTAAAGAAGGTCAGTATGTAATGTTCCGAATGAATACAGGAACACGGTTTAAAGTAGCTGGAAAAGAATTTCGGCTAATGAATGATGATTCCGTAGAGGCCGTAATAGACGACCCGCGCGGTATTTGTAGTGTATAGGAGAGATAACAATGGCCTTTCAAAAAGTAGAATATGAATTTCCAGAAACAGAAACCAATGAAAAAGATGAGTTGGAAATAGAACCCTCATCAGCAGAAAACGTACTCGAGGAAAAAGAAGTTACGAGTGCAGAAAGCGATGACGATGTTACAGAAGTTGAAGATAGCAATGAAGCAGAACTTGAAATCGAAATTGTCGATGATACGCCTGAAAAGGATCAAAATCGGAAAGCGTCTGACCCTCCAGAAGATGTCACTGATGAAGAACTTGACGACTACTCGCAAAAAGTTCGTAAGCGGATATCAAACCTTAGTAAAGGATATCATGACGAGCGTAGAGCAAAAGAAACAGCGTTACGGGAACGTACAGAACTGGAAAACGTTGCTCAAAAACTTGTTAACGAAAATAAAAAGTTAAAAGGTGCTGCAAGCGAAAATCATCAAGTTCTACTTACAGAGGCTAAAAAAACAGTTGAAAATGACCATACTAATGCTCAAAGACTGTATAGAGAAGCTTATGAAGCAGGAGATACCGACAAGGTACTTGAAGCACAAGACTTGCTTACCACAGCAAAAATAAAAATTGACAAGTTAAATAATATTAAATTACCTCCTTTACAAGAAGAAAAAGATACTGTAGCATCTTCTGGTGAAGAAAATATAAACGCTGTAGAAGTAGACGAAAGAGCGGAGAGTTGGAAAAAAGAAAACTCTTGGTTTAATGATGACGTCGAAATGACAAGCTACGCATTAGGGCTACACACTAAACTGATGAATCAGGGTGTAAGTCCTAAAAGTGATGAATACTACGAGACAATTAATGCTCGTATGCGCAAGTTGTTCCCCGAAAATTTTGAGGATCAGCTTTTAGAAGAGGAAGTTGAGAAGCCGAAAAAACGATCAAATGTAGTCGCCCCCGCAACGCGGAGCACATCTCCTAAGAAAATTAGGTTGACGACTACACAAGTTACGATTGCTAAACGCTTAGGACTTACTCCCCAACAATACGCCGAACAGGTTGCAATAGATATGAGGAAACAAAATGGCTGAAAATAGATTAAATCGAGATTTAAAAACTCGAGAAAAAGCTACACGTAGAAAGGCTTGGTCGCGTCCGGAGGTTTTACCATCTCCAAATCCTGAGCCGGGTTACAATTTTCATTGGGTTCGCGTAAGCACCCAAGGACAAGTAGATGCCACAAATGTATCCTCAAAAATAAGAGAAGGTTGGGAGCCCGTTAAGGCTGAAGATCATCCAGAAATTACACTAGTCACAGTGGAGCAAGATCGTTTCAAAGATAATGTAGTTATTGGTGGTTTAATGCTTTGTAAGGCTCCAACAGAGTTAATTGAAGAGCGTACCGCTTACTATGGTGAGCAAACACGTTCTCAAATGAGTTCTGTAGACAACAACCTTATGAGAGAAAATGACCCTCGTATGCCTCTGTTCAATGAACGGAAAACGAAGGTTACTTTCGGTAATGGAAACTAAATTAAAATAGGATGTAAATTATGTCTACTACAAGTTCAGGATACGGGTTTGTTCCCGTAAAACGATCTGACGGTATGCCGTACGCGGGTGCCCAAGAATCGTTTTTAATTACTCCTGCAGGAGTTGCTCAGAATATCGGATACGGTTCGG